TGTTGTATGGGAAGTGTATAGAATTACAGTTCTTAAGCAGAATCCAGAAAACATCAAAGAATTACTATTTGTCGCTGGTCGAGGTTCTGGTAAGACTTTAGGTATGGCTATTGCAGAACTTATGGTATTACTTCATGATCAGCGTGAAGTTGTTCACGTTGGTGCAATTCAAAACCAAGCTGAACGCTGTTATGCCTATCAGAAGAATTTCCTATATAATAGAAAATTAAAACCATTAGTGATGCCCCAAGATTTACCAGAAGACAAACGTATTCTAGAAAAAGCTAACATGTCTAAGTCATTGTTTAATGTAGGCGGAGAAAAGCTAACACTTGAAGTCATTCCTTGCACATTAAAAGCTTGTAATGGTCCTCACGTTCCATTAGTTGTTGTCGATGAGATCGATACGGTATCAGGTGAAGGTCTCAAAGCCTTTAAAGAGATATCTGGAATGTTAGATTCTAGAGCAGGTAAACAGGCCCTTCGTGTTGGTATTTCTACACGTAAGACTCGATATGGTCTAATGAACAGACAGATTGAGAATGCTGCAGTTGAAAATAGAACTGTTCGCCGCTGGACAGCTTTTGAATTCACTGAACGTTGCACAGATGAGAGATCTGGAACTAAAGAAGTTGATCTATATGTAAATCAAGATCGCATGGAAGTTCTTACCTTAGAAGATTACAATAAGAAAGATAAGAATAAGCAGAAAGAATATATAATGCATAAGGGATTAGAAGGGTGTGTCAAGTGCCCTATATTCTCTATATGCTTAACAGATGCTAAGAAACAGACATCTAAGTCAACCATGCTAAAATCCTTAGATGCAGATTTAATACAAAAAGTTAAAACTGAGGGTGCTGATTGGGCTTTGGCTCAGCTTATGAATTTAAAACCCTCTGTAGAAGGCATTATCTTTCGTGAATTTGAAGAGCGTATTCATGTCAAGACATGGGATGAAATGTGGATGTTACTAGTAGGTAAAGAATTTCCGGGTGAATGCACTCATGATATTTTTGTTAAAAAATGTCACGAAATGGGTCTACCATGTTATGCTGGTATCGATTGGGGATTCTCATCTCCAAATACTGTTGTGTTCTTTTTCATGGACAAGAAAGATAACGTATATATAGTTAAATGTGACGGTATGACAGGGATCAGTACGCCAACATGGATACATCATATAAAGACTAAATATCATTCAATGTATAGAGTTCAATTATATGTTCCAGATCAAGCTGATCAGGGAGCAATACAAGAGATGCAGAAGGCTGGTTTGCCAGTATCCAATGTTAAGGATAAAGGGCAGATAATGACAGGTATTCAGGTAATTAAAAAGTTACTTAAGGTTCCTGGCACCCTTGACGCTAAAATTTTCTTGGTTAAAGAAACATGTCAGCATATACTTAATGAATTTACTTTATATCACTATAAGTTAGATGCAGCCGGTTTGGTTACAGATGATCCAGATACAGAACATGATCACTGGCTCGATGCTCTTCGATATCCTCTTACTTTACTCTTAGGTAAGAGTAACATAATCCTCGGCGGAGGTCTAGAATTTGATACTGCTAATAACCTAGTAGATGGTCAAGGTGGCTATCATAGAACCCCAACAGCACCTGAATTTGCCTCAGTCCAAGGCATTAAGTTCAACGATGAACAGCAAGACACATCTAAATTAGGTAAAATAGGTAAGAAGAGCGATTTAGATGACGATCCAGACGACTCAGGTTCTTCAGGTAATCAAGGTGGTTTTATATGGTCTCTTTAACTAGTGTGGTAAAATAGCTAAATGGCATTCTGGAACGACTGGCTTAAAAAGTCAATGCAAGACGACATAGATAGTTTACTTAAGGCAGATGGAGTCACCACTGAAGGTGTTGCTGCACCTACAACTGTAAGAGGCTCTTACAGTGCCGATGTGCTTCCAGATCAAGCAGAAAGTCATGATGCTTCCAAGCAGATTGGTCGCAAAGCTATCATTGATGATCCTTATTTTGAGAATTTAAGCACCCAGATGAACATCAAGCATAAGATGTCTCGTTTAAGTAATAGAATGCTTAAAGAGGTATCTGTTAGAGACTGGTTGGTCTCTGCGATCATCCAGACACGCGTAGATACACTTCTTAGATTTTCTAGACCAGAACATAGACGTTTTGAGATGGGATTTAGATTCGTTAAAAGAGATCCTAAAGCTGAGTATTCAGCAGAAGAACTAAAAGAGATCTCTGCACTAGAAGATTTCATGTATCATTGTGGTCGAAAAGAAGGCACTCCAGCTAATGAGAGAACCTTATTTGGTGAATTCCTGAAGTTAACAGTGCGTGATGCATTAACTTTTGGTCATGTGGCCGTTGAAAAAGTAAAAACAAGAGCTGGCGGTTTACATAGATTTCGTCCATTACCTGCTGAATCAGTTTATCTAATAAATAAAAGATTATCTAAAGATCAAATTAAGTCTGAAGAAAAAGCTGCTCAGCAGACATATGGCATGCCATTAAGTGATAATGATCCCAAGAGAGAGCAACAAGCTAATCCAACTGAAGTTGATTATTATAAGTATGTTCAGATGTCTTACAACATGCGACCATTAGCTCATTTTGGCGATGAAGATATGGTCTTTAAACTTTATAATCCACAGAACTTTGTAGATTCAAATGGCTACTGTTATTCTCCCCTTGAATTAGCTATTATCAATATCACTAATCACTTGAATGTTGAAAACTATAATGCTAACTTCTTTACTCATGGTTATGCTGCTCGCGGTGTTCTTCACTTAAAGGGAACAGTTACTCAATCTCAATTGATGAATTTTCGAAGACAATTTTACAACACTATTAGTGGTCAGCAACACGCATGGCGCACACCTATTGTAGCCGGTCTTGATGAAGTTCAATGGGTACCGATGTCTGCATCTGCTCGTGAGATGGAATACATTAATTTTAATAATCATTTGATGCGCATCGTGTGCGCACAGTTTGCTATCGATCCAATGGAACTTGGACTAGACTATCTAATAAGTGGTAACGGTAGAGCTCCAGCACAACAAGCCAATAATGAATATAAGATTGCATACTCACGTGAGCGTGGACTGTATCCAATACTTATGTTTATTGAAGATATGATCAATTCTGACTTAGTGCCAGCGATTGATAAGACCTTATCTGACAAATATAAGTTTGTTTTTACTGGCTATACAGATGAGACCCCACAGACTGAAATTGCTCAAATGCAGGCAGAGATGACTGTATGGAAGAGTATGAATGATCTTCTAATTCAGTCTCAAAAAGAAACAATCAAATCTCCAGCCGGAGATCTTCCTTTGAATCAAGCCTTCTGGGCTTTAGTTGAAAAGAACTATACTCGCGGTGAGATTCGTGAACACTTCTTTAATGATAAAGATGCATCTAAGCGAAAAGAACTACAATATATTCCTGGTGATCCAGCATTCATGAGCTGGCAGCAAACTATTCTTGCAATTGAACAAGCTAAAGAGCAAAAAGAACAGATGGCTGGACAAGCGGCTGCTGAGCAGCAACAACAGCAGCAGCAAGCTCAAATAGAGGCACAGAAGCACAAGCATGCTGAAGCCGACCACAATAGAGATGAAGAGAAACATAAACTAGAGACTGAGCAGATCAAGGCACAGGCTGCGGCAGATGCTGTTCATCATGGTAATCCATTGACAGATGCAGCTAAACAGTTTGGCGCATCTAAGGCATCTAATGTCGGTGGAAAAGTTATAGCTAATCCTCTGAATCATGTAGATGGACAAGATTAACTTATATAAGAATACAAAAACAAAGAAGATCTTTTTTAATGAAGATGACTTTATTAACTACATGAAGTTACTTAAGATATTATTTCGTCTAGGGATTATCGACGAAGAAACTACAATTGCAATTGCAATGGAGTTTCGTCCATTCTTTGTATAATCTCTTTGTTCAAGGAGATTTAAGATGGCATTAATTTTATTAGAGGGATTAGATCGCACAGGTAAATCTACTGTTGCTGCCTACTATGAATCTCTTGGTTATGATTTGGTCCATCTATCTGCTCCACCAAAAGGCACATCATCAGATGACTATATGCAACAAATGCTAGATTTAGTTTCTTCTGCTGCATATAGAGATCTTGTTCTCGATAGAACTGCATACGGAGAATATGTTTGGCCTGAAATTTATGGACGACAACCTCTTCTATCAGAGGATCAACTAGATGCTCTTGCAGAAGTCGAAGATACAGTAGGCGTAACAAGAATAATTATGTATGATTCAGACTTAGAGGCGCATTGGAAACGATGTGTTGATAATAAAGAGCCGCTTACTAAACCTCAATTCTCTCGTGCACGAGGTCTATACTCACAAATGGCACGCAAGTATAATTTTGAAATGGTAACACTTCCTAAATTTCTAGAGAAGTTTCCAGATGCTAAGGATTTTGCTCAGATGGAATCTAAGACAGTGGTAGTACAAGGTAGCGGAGATAATACAACTACTACAGAAGTAGATCTAAATGGATCACCTAATGACTCTACCCAAGCTAAATATCCACAATCAAATAAGACACCAGAGCAGATCAAGTTAGAGCGCGCAAATGTTATAAATGATATTCTTTCAAAACGTATCCTAAAATCTAAAGGTTTAGTATATGATGAATTAGAGAATGATATACGTGATTTTCTTAATTCAAAATTAGGTAAACTCTTAGGTGGAAATTCTAAAGATACATCTCTATCGGCAGAAGAAGTTAAATTTTTTAAAGCTTTGTATAAAAACGCATTAAATAACAATAAAGGAGTTTAGTAATGAAAGGTTTTAGAACACCGGCACAGCCGTCAGCGAAGGTGCAGTTGCGCCAAGTACAAACAGAACTGCAAAATTCTCAGATGGCATCGCGCATATCTCAGAAGATGACTCAGCAATTAATGTCCAATGTAAAAGCAATTTCTCAAGATCTTGGTAATGCACTTAATCAACTATACGAATTGCAGTATAAATATACAGCTCTTCAGAAATATCTAAACGTAGATGCCGCTAAGTTAAATACTATTGCTAATGAGCAGCGTTTAAGTGACTTCAATGAGGCTTCATTGAAAGCTGATGACAAAGATGGACTTGAAGCGGTGTCAACTGTTGGAGATGACTCTACTGTGGTTCTTACATCAACTGCTACAGATGAGACTGGCAATGATCGAGGAATCTTTCGATCACGCATTAAACTCTCAGAATCAGGTGTTCCTGATTTAATTAAAGCCTTAACCGGTAAGAGTGTTGGTGATAAAGTTAATGTTAAGCTTAATGAAATTGATCATGTAGTTGAATTGCTAGCTATCACTGCTCCTAAAGCAGTTACAGCAGTAGTTAATGCAACCACTGCAGCAGATCAGACAGAAGCAACAGCGGCACACTAATATGTCGAATACGCCTAAACCCAAAATGGATTCTAGATGTCCTAGGCGTATTGAATCTATGCCAGAAAGCTGGTGTCCACTTGGAGTGCTGCGACTAAAAGCTATACGAAACGCTGGGCGAGAGCTCAGCGAAGAAGAAGAGGCTAAGTTACCTGGTTGTCCTTGGGCGATCGATCATCAACTAGCTGGTTATTGCTTCTTTAAATATCTCTCTGAATACACCTCTGAAAAAACAATCTCTGATATGGAGTTAGCTGCACTATTGAATGTATCTATAGATACCATTAAAAAAATAGAAAAAGGCGCACTATTAAAAATGAGAAACCACTCTACTTTATCTTCATTAAAAACTGATGGCGAACCCATAGTGACAGAACGAGATGCAAGCCATAAAATTTATCGGTAAGATACTCTATTCAACTCAATGGAAGCAAATATATGGAGCCCCAAAGTGGTTTTTTACTATGCATTTTCCATATATTGTTAAATGTCTATTTCAAGCACTCTATATTAGACCTCACTATAAAAATTATTTTTATAACACTAGAGTCTATGACGGCATGACAAAAAATGATTTTAAGAAAGGTCATCTTTTACAGTTTCTTTATAAGTTAGGTTGTATCAAGCGCTATAACTCTGATGATCCCTATGATGATGGGCGCAGTTATTTTATAGGTCATCTTGACGATGAGTAAGGGTCCAACTTAGAAACGTAGTATAATCTATACTATGGCAAAGAAACCACTAGAAATTGATTGTATCGCAGGCTCTCAACTTAGAGACACCCAAGGCGAGATGCTTTCCGTAGAGGGAGCAGACATATCAGAGTTAGAAGCTGGAAAAGGCCGTTGGAATGATAATCATGGAAAAGGATTTTTCAATTCAATAGGCCGAATTACTAGCGCTAAAAAGATTCTTAAAGCTGATGATTGTGATGATGATAGGCATAGGCACTATTGGGACAAAGTAAAGGTTCCATTTATTTACGCTAAAGGTTATCTATATGATGATGAAGATCATCCAAATGCTCGTGCAGCAGCAGTTATATTAAGAAATCTACACAAACACGATGTTCCCCTTCAAT